CCTCTACGCTAAAGCGAGTCCTGCAACAAATCCGTACCATGTAGTACCACCATCACAGGTTGTAAATACTAGAACGTCAGTACCAGATGTCGTAAGTGTAGGAGCAGTTGCAGCGGGCCAATCTACGGATGTAGGCCACGTTTGTGTTGCGCTACCACCGTTGACTAATTTAAGACTAAAACCACAAAGTTCATCAGAAGCGGTTGGGTTAGAGAACGTCCATGTTACAGCCGAAGTAGTCGTGGCGGTCACGCTGTTACCTAGTGTTAAATCAATCGTTGTTGCACCTGCTACGTTACCAAGCGCGTTAGTAATTTCACCGTAGTCTTTTAAGTTAATTGCTGAGACAGTTTGATCTGCACCTACAACTGCTCCAGCAAGAGTCATTCCTGTTATTGTAGGGCTAGTGCCTAAAACTGCCGCGCCAGTTCCGGTAGACGTTGTCACTCCTGTTCCACCGTTAGCAACCGCAAGTGTTCCAGCAATAGTTATTGTTCCCGAGCCAGTAATCGGAGATCCAGAAACAGTTAAGCCTGTGCTACCACCTGATAGCGCAACGCTAGTGACTGAGCCAGCACCCGATGAGCCAAATGATAACTTTCCACTACCGTCGGTTGTTAAGAATGTTCCCGCTGAACCATCCGCATCCGGGAGCTCTAAACTGTACGTCGCCCCGGCAGAGTGTGCTGGCCCTTTTAACGTGACACCGTGAGAATTATTTTCGCAATTGAAGCGCACCGCCCCAGGGTTCGTATTTCCGTATAACTCAACATAGCCTGTGCCGTTTGCAAATAACTGAATATTGCCATTGGTATTTGTCGAAGTAATTTGCTGACCATCAATAGTAATATTATCAACAGTGACAGTGCTAAATGCTCCAGTGCTTACTGCATTCGCTCCAATAGCCGTACCATCAATAGAGCCCGAATTTATATCAATGCCAGTAATTACTGTATTACCACCGAGCAAATTATCGAGACTTGTAAAATTATCATTCAAATACCCACCCCAGACGCCACTGTCGCCAGAAACGGTAGGCTTTTGAAAACTATAATTAGGAGTTTGTGTTGCCATGATAAGTACCTTTAATTAATTGGTGTCCAGCTATCCGAAGGATTTGCAATTTCGGTCCAAGTTGGTGACGTTGGGTTGGTTATGATTTCCCACTTAAATCGCCCGGAAGCGACGACCGTGGTTATAGATAAAATAGGTTCAACAGAATTGTCAGTTGTTGTCGCCCCGACAGCGACGATACTTGTCGTACTCGTGATTTGTGCAGCGCTTTCGAGAATTGGTCGAGCACTAGCAACAACACTTGTGCTACTGGTTACATGAGCTTCCGCTTCAAAAACGTAGCCTGGGGAATCATCGAGGACCATAAGCGTTTGGCTTGTGATCGACGCAACTGAATCGTTAAGTATCTCTCCTTCTGCAACCATCGCCGTAGAAGACGTAATAGCCGCTTGAGCATCGGTAAGAAATCCCCCGGTCGCTGACATTGATGTCGAGGACGTAATCGCAGCCGCCCCATCCACTCTGGGATGGAATTGACCGTAAGTGCCGTTGCCGTATAAAAACGAGCCATAGCCATCTGTGACGGCTGAGAACTCGCCATCGCCGTAATTACCTGTGCCATATTGCATGGCATCAAGTCATAGTAACGGTAAGCGAACCAGCGGGTATGCGGAAAATATCCCCTGTTGTGATGGCCTTCGACGTTGTAAGCGCTGAGTGATATAACAGATTTCCGCTCGACGACGCATCGAGGACTCCAACGTGGGTCACTGTTCCCCAATTTGACCCTGCTGCGTTATATTCCAGAGCTCCAGAATTGGTTGCCACATTGTTAGTCACGCTAAATGCCGAACTGATCCGCGCATAGTTAGTCCCAGAAACTTCTGTTCCAGAATTATCATCGCCAGGGTCAGAGGTATATAACGCTAAGTATACAGTTGTTGGAGCCGTGTAACTTGTGGCCCTTAAAACATGGTCTAAAATTTTAGTTTCTAAATAATCAGATGTGCCAGCCATTATCCAAAGCTCCTTGTTCTCATGCGCGGTGTAGTTCCGCTGAAACGAGATTTCTCATCTTCAAGCGTGAGCGAGTCAAAAACATCTCGATATAATGTTTGCCAAATAACGATTTTCTCGTCGTCTTTTAAGTAGGGCGCGCTATGCACTAGCGAACCATAAACATATAACTCTGGCGATTTAGTCAGCAGCCAGTTGTAATCTGAATCAGCACTCATCGTTGGGATTTTTTCGTAATATGCAATCTCACACTCATATGTCGTATCTGGTGTGGGAAAGACTTGGAACGATTCTCCAATAACCGAGAATAGTCTTGGGCGACCGCTGGTTGAGTTTCTGCTTCGTGCTTGGTTCTGTTGTTCACTACTTACATATTCCAAAGGCTGCACCGGATTGGTGTTGAGCCTTATATCCCTCACCTGTAAAAAACTTGGCGGGAATGCGTTATATTCTGCGCTGATATTTGCCGTTGCTCGGGCAATCATTTCTCTCGCTCTAAGATCTCGATTGATCTTGTCATGCGCGAAAGTTATGAACGTTGGGATAATTGCCGTCAGGTCAGTACGGTTTAAGAAATCCGCAAGCGCCGACTTTAGCGTCCCATAATTTGTAATAGCCACTAGACTCTTCCTTCTCTGGTGCGAAATCCTCGCAACTCAGGTGAGTTCAATAATTCTTTCATTTTCTTTTGATCTTTCGTGTATCCCTTTTGGACCCAATCCATGTAAATATTCATAGGGATCGACGCCACTTTAGTCATACCGTCGTTGTACCGGGTATGCTTATCTGTCTCGTTTCTTAGAGACGTAGCGTGCTTAATAATTCCAGAAACATCTTGCCGACTTTCCACCGCAAAGGTTTGGTCGTGCTCGTTGGCGTGGAAAACTTGTTCAGAATTAGTAAGAGGATCTTTATCGAGGATCTTTTTCATTTTTACTCCAGGTAAAAATAGGAGCCCCCGAAGGCTCCTACACAAAGGGATTAAGTATGAGTTAGGTCGTAGACCGCTCCACTTGACGCTTCGTTCTTCACGATGAGGCCATATTCACTTAACATTAGCCGCTTCTCAGCATCCGTAAGCTATTGATTTATATAGCTTTTCTTCAAAACAAGTCGTTAATTTGTTCCCGCTTTCGCTGCTGAATATTCCTATTCAGATGAGACTATATCATCAACCACGAGGGTTGCTCTGCGCTTCGGACCACTTGGTCCTACTCCCTTTCGGGATAGTCGTTGCACGTTCCTTTTTCAAGGCTTCGATCAGGATTGTCCGGTCTGGATGTCCCCTGAATTCACAGAGTTTTTCAATCACTATCGCTAGTGAAGGGGGCAATGCTTTTTACCCGTTTTAGCAAGTTCTTCCGTCTGCATGGGACGCAGCATACCGACACTGAACATTTCAGTATCAAGTACAAAAGCGTTACGCTTTGGTTGGAACCTGTTAGGTACGACAGTGAGTTCACCGAAATCACTACAATATGTTCAAATTAGTTCGCTAAACTAATCCCGCTTTCGCTGCAATACCTTTAGTTAGATACGGTATTGTTCAGACTATGTCTTCACCCGGCCTGGGTGTCTGCCGCTTCGGATCGCTTGATCCTACTCTCTCTCGAGATAGTCGTTGCACGTTCCCTTTCGGGCTTCGCTCAAGATTACCCATCTCTGGGCTTCCCTTGAATTCAACAGATTACATTTATGTATTCCTACATAAAGACGCTAATGAATAACGTAGATATCGGCTCCTCCAATGATCACACCTTGCTGTGGTGACGTTATCTGATAACGGTTGGCCGCAATACCAGTAAACCCGGATAGAGTTTGCTTGTTTGAAGCACCAACCATTATCATCGATGGGTTACCACCAGACTCCCAGCACTTCTCAATAACATCATTGAGAAGATCAACGGTGAAAGCACGTTTCGTACCTTCCGTTTGGGCAGTTGTTGGTATACCAGCGGTCAAAACCGGATTAGCTCCAGCAGCCGCACCACCAGTGTTACTTACACTATTTGTTGCTAACCAACATGATAAGCCGCCAGTTTTTCTTGCAGCAGCAGCGCCACCAGCAGTAGGGATTACATTCTGTAAAAGAATGGTTTCCATATCGCGGCGTAGCTCTTTACCATTTTTGACTACTTGGTATGCAATCTCAGAATTTCTACCTGCTAAATTCTGGAACTGTAAGTTGTCAGCAATGATGAAAGTTTTACGAGAGATGTTGGTATAGTTGTGAACTCTGACAGTCGGAGTGACCGCAGTGAACGCAGCTATATCGTCACCATCTATCTGTTGGTTTGTACCATCAGCAGCAGCTAATGTGTCAGTTTGCCACTCATAGAGAGTGTTACTGACAGATTGTGTGCCAATGTTACTCATAAAGGGTGTGTCTTCCGGTGAAATGCTAGTGATAACATTCGAAAGATCTTCCCTAATTCCCTTCGCATCGAAGGATGTGAAAGTGTTTGCTATCTCATTGATTTAAATCAATTTTGTTATCGTAGCTTTTTTAATTACTACTTCTATATATTTCTATATAGGACGGACTATGTCATCTACCGCGTGGGTAGCTCCGCGCTCGTGTCGCTTTATCGTCCGGTCTGGACTCAGCGTTAGTCTCTGAACCTTCATACCATTCCTGATATGCTTGGCTGCAAATTACCCTCGGCTTTACGTTAGGGCTTCCTTGACAATTCACGGAGTTATTCGATTACTGTTGCCAGTAAAAGGATCAATGCAAATTAATCGTCATCTTAATTATCTCCTTTTGGGATTATTCAACATCATCTCAATCAGCGCTTGAGCATCTTTACTCTTGCCAGATTTTTGAAGTCTGCTTTGCTGATCTCGAATCTGACTTCGCTTTGGTGCGGAGCGTTGTTTAGACCCTGGAGAAAGGGTTTTGCTGGATTTAGCTTGCGCTTTTTTGATGCCGACTTTGCCTTGGTCATACAACCAGGCCTTACGCATCATCACCACTGAGCCGTAATCCATAATGTTCGCGATTCTCTCCTCATCGAGATAAGAGTTCTTCAGCGCCCATTTTTCTATTTCTGATTTTTCTTGCAAAGCTAGTTTGTCATCCTTCCATTCGGGGATGTTCTCTACTAGCAATTTTGCCTGTTCATTCAGAAATGTATCTCTTTGTTGAGCAAGTTGAGTTTCTTGAGCAGCCTGTAAATGCTGTTTCTCAACCGCTAACTTTTCAAGCTCTTGCTTGTTTGCCTCTCGCCTACGATTGAAATCTCTTTCAAGTCGTGTGGCTTTTTGCGGGTCTTGCTTGTAAAGCGCGTCCCAATTTGGCTCCGCGTTAAGGCTCTGTTGAATTTGAAGGAGGTTGGACTCGAGCTCGGGAATGAGTTGTGACATTCTTTCCCTGGCAGCTTGATTCTCTGAAGTTATTGCCTCCAGATCCTTTCGCTGTGCAGCCAGTTCCTGTGTCTTCTTCGAATAGTCCGATTGACGACTATAGCCTTTCAGAAGTTCTTCCTCGGTAACTTCAATCTCTTCGCCATCGACTTTGAGTTTGTAAGTTTGAGTAGGTTCTTCGTCTTCGTCTGTGTAGTCTTCCTCAGTCTCTTCCAAGGTTTGTTCAACCTCGGGATCTTCTGGGTCTGTACTTTCTATTTCTTCTTCAACAGTTTCTTCCACAGTTTCTTCAACCGCTTCTGTATCTGTTGGAGTCATCATTTCCAGTACACGAGCTTGAGCTTCTTGAATTGTTCCAGTTCTTGGAGTTTCTGTGCTCATCTATATCACCCTCTTTTTTGCATTAATAAACCGTTTCCCTCTATTGCTTTTAACTTGTATCCAAAACGCTCTACACCCTTGGCTTCCATATAGAGCAATTCTCGTTTGTCCTTTTCTTCTGGCTTGGTTCTTAACCAATCTGTTTCTAAATCCAAGACTATGTTTTGCAGAACACGTTGGAGAAGTTCGTTATTGAGTAACCGAGTTGCCTCTTTGCCTTCTTCTATTTCGTTCAATTCATATTCTCCGGTCGGATTTCATCTTTCATTTGTTTAATCTGCGCGGTGTCTAATTGCACCCCATATTCAGCCTTCATCTCAGCGGCTTTCATTGATATCTCTGCCTCGAGTTTGTCGTGTCGGAAATCGTCGTCACGGATCATCTGCTGACGCTTTAACTCAAGTTCAGCCGCCTTCTTATCTATGTCAGCTTGGATGCTCTGTCTTTGAACATCTGCTAGTAGATCTTCAGCCGTGGGTTCTGGCGGTGGTGGCTCGGGAAGTTGTATTGGACCTTCGGTAATATATTGATTGGTGTTTTTAAACCCGGCGAGATTCATCGTCGAAGCTATTGCATTACGATACTGTTCTAACGTGACCAGAGGATTAGACGGTCCAAACTTAGAAATAATTTCTTCTTGCTTATTAACAATTCCAGAAAGCGCAGATCGTTTCTCTGCTTCACTCGCTGCACCAATGGGCATATTCACCATCACATCCATGTCGGTGTTCCATGACCGGGGATCAATTGGAACCCACATATTCCGCATTCGCACAACACGTTCGTAGTCCTGGTGCTTAGACACTAAACCAAACACACCCTTCACTAGTTGCCTCATGCCGACTTCAGCAAAATTCCTCGCAATGAGTTCAACTTGAGCTTGCGCTCCTTGAATCGTGGCATTGACTGCCGACGCCGTCGTGCTTTGTAGGGCATCTGCGTCAAGACCCTGTGAGGCTTTAGAAATGCCTGTACGACCCTCTTTCATGGTGTCGAGGTAGCCCAGCATAGGGAATGCTTCTTTGCCCACAAACGGCAAATTAAACGGTGTCACAGCGCCCGGTTGCGACTGTCGGATAATCGCACCAACCTCCTGATTTGTGACATCATCGATATTGGCTTGACCTTCTACTACCGCGACCCTGGGGTGGATAGAGAGACTTAAACTATCAAGCATATTTCTTAGGACATTGGATTTGATTAGCTGAATATCACCGACCAAATCAAAAATACTGGAGCCAAAGAAAACATGGGCGTCGGGTAAAGGATTAAAAATTGCGAACGGTGGTGTATACCAAGGCTCATGGTGAACGATTTCGAAATCATTACCCATGCAACAGATTTTTCTAAGTTCTGCGATACCGTCATTGTTCCAATCTACTTTCATATACACTTCGGTATATTCTACTAGCCGGGTGACTTCTTCTGTTCTAAATCCGTAATTTAATGCTGCTGGATCCCGCGCTTGCCTTAGAACATTATCATCAAGCTCATCAACACCTGTGGACTTAGACTCTACTAAATCTTTGTCGTAACCCATTTGTACTAATTCAGAAACCGTCGCCATTCTGCGATGCGCGGTCATTAGGGCGTCATCTAAACTACTCGCACTCCGATCTATTAAAAAATCCTCGGCTGGCAGAGATTCTATTTTTACTCGACTGTCTTTTGAAATCTTAGTGACGGAAACATCGTATAACGGACCCATCTCTGTGATTGTCTGTTCTACAATATCGACCTGTAGATCTTTATCACTCTCAATAGCAATATACGCTTCTTCGGTTAAACCACTCATCGAGTGAGTTTCATTATCGCCATTTTCTTGCCAGTAAAATTTTACAATGCCTGTACCTTGCACGAGCGCATCTTGCCAGGCAGAACTAAGCTCTAAATATAAATTATTATCATTGTTTAAAACGTAATTAATGTAGTCTGTGGCTTGCTCGGCAAAGGGAGTGTCTTCTTGGGTCCGAGGAGCAAACTCGACGACTTTATCTGAGCTAAAAAACACGCGCATTAACGACGGCATGATCTTACCGACCGTATCTCTCACTGTCATATCGACAACAGTAGAACTACCCTCCGCTTCATTGCCAAACGGCTCCCCATGAAAATACTCTAACGCCCTGGCGCGATTCGGAGAGATCTCATCATCAATATACTTTTTTGCATCATCAATAATACTTCCAACGTAACCTTGAAGGTCGATGAGGCTCATGCCGTCATTTTCTAGGTTTATCTCTTCTTGCGCGTCGTTTAATTGCGCTTGAGCTTCATATTTCATACGATCGACCTTATGTTTCGTTGAATGCGACCAGAACCAAACCGTTTACCGAACATCGCGATAGTGGGCTGGCTTGCGAGAGTAAGAATCACCGCGTCGGCTTTATCGGGCGACGGTAGTCCACGCTTACGCATATCTTCTTTTGATTCAATTTTTAATTTACCGCTACTGTTAAAACCGTAACGCGGTGAGACTAACTCAGCGAAAAGACCATCATCTCTTGGAATTTTACAGTCTCGCGCTTCTAAGAATTCTTTCATACGAAACCAGAGCTCAGCGCGTAAATTGACATAAGTCCCACGCATCGAGGGAGACTCAGCAACATTAATACCTCGTACTGGCAGACCCAACTCTCTCAATCGATCAACGACACCCGCGCCGAGTCCAATAGAGTCTACGGTTATTTCAACCGGACGTTGGGAAGGTGTTAACGCTTCGTATTTTGAGTTCACCAATCCAGTGAGCTCCATCAAGTCTTTGCCTTTCCAGTCTTCGATCCAATTTATAACCGTCCCCTGGCGTTCAGCGAGCACTGATTTATCCGCACCGAACCGGGCGACGTCTAATCCCCAAACTTTGGGAGTTAACTCAGCCATCGTGATGTCACGATCTTGCGCGTCTTGCACCAGACCCATACTTATTACAGTGTCATCGTCGGTCTTTGGAAACTCACCCAAGACCCGGACAAAGTAAGCACTAGAGTCTTCGCCGTACTTGATTGCCATTTCAGTAAGGAATTCTTTCGACACACGAGGGCTATCAACACAGCTAACGTGCATCGTGTTCCATTCTGTTTTTAATCGATGATGACTTTCGTAAAAAGTGCCCGAGGTTCTCACTGGGTTACCTAACATGAGCGTTGTTGCAGAGTGACCCGACATGGATCCCGCTGCCGCCTCAAAGACCTTCTCTGGGATACCTGACGCCTCGTCAATAACTAATAGGACGTTATCCGAGTGGACCCCTGCCATCGCCTCTGGGGTCTCTGCGCGCGCTGTACGACAACTTATAAAAGCATCTTGAGGAGCACTTAATAAAACAATTCTATCGGAGGTGACTTCTAATAATTCTTGTAACGCCGGCGGGAGTTTTTTAATCCAGCTTTTAACTTCAGAGAACAAAGCGTCAAATAATTGACTACTTGTCGGTGCGGTTAGAACAATCTTGCAAGGGTGCTTCATTAAGAAGTACCAAATAATCACCCAGGACGCGGCGGCTGACTTACCGACACCATGCCCTGCCCTTACCGAGATCTTTCTTTCTTGTTTTTGTATATTCTTTAATAAATCCGCTTGCCAGGGGTCCGGTTTAACACCTAAAACTTCTGTAACAAATAACGCGGGATTGTTTCTATATTTCTTAACAAAGACGACAAATGGATTAGCTTTGGTCAATGACTAAATCCTCAGTGTAGCTTTCCATCATCCCTAACTCTCTAATTGCCTCGAGGTGCAGTTGCGTGGTGTCTGTGACGTTCATATCGACCCGAGTTTTATCACCCCATAAGTGCGGGTCCATTCGAGAGGCTAACCACTTACGACCGTCCATTGAAACTTTGGCAGCGTGAGCATCCATCGCCCCGGTCTCTACATCGTCGATAATTTTCTCTATTCTTTCGGTGTGATATTGAGCTCGCGCTAAACGTGCCTCCTCGTAGCGTGCAGACAGCGCGGGATCCTTTTTAATGTGAGCCATCATCCGATCATTAGAGACACCAAAGTGATCACCAATGGACCGAGTGTACTCACCAGCGGCGACAATTTTAAAAGCGTTATCCCAAAACTCAGGATCGGCTAAGATCCTTGAGTCTTTTTCGAATTTAAGTTTCTTCTTCGACGGCATCTTCTTGCTCCAAAACATCACAGGCGTCTGGGACTGCGATTCCAGCGGTCAAGGCCACAACACTTCTCGTCGCACTCCTAGCCATTTTATAAGCCGGGGAGCAGTAGAGGTTTGTGTTTTCAATCACCATGTCAGCCACCGCGCAACCTTGTAATATAAAAGGTAATAAAATAAGGGCTCTCATCGCTTACCCTTTTTTTTACCAGTGCGTTTTGCAGCCGCTTTTGCCGCCGCTTTCCCCTTCGGTGTATAGGCATAACTCTTATTTCCGACTTTCGGCATAGCTATTTCCTCTTCTTATTTGCGTACAGTCCCCTAGCCACTTTTAGCCCCCTTACATTTCCAGCGTTTGCGACTCAAATTATTTGGTGTGTTTGGATCGTTTTGCTTCTTTTTGGATAAACCCTTCTTAATCCCTAAAGACCGAGCACAGTACGAATCCCCTTTAGAGGTTCCAGGCTTAACACGAGGACCACCACCCTTCGCCTTTCCCGCTTGGCCGTAGGAGACCTTCTTGCCTGTGGAAGTGACCTTGACCTTCGCTTTACCTTTTCTTGGCTTCACATTACCGCCTTTATGATTTCCGCTGCTGCTTGTGGGACGATGGCGTTACCCGCTCCCCGGAGTATGCCCACTCGATTGGGTATCCCATTAGCCAAAGGGAAAAGCGCGGATTCAACTGGGATGGGACGGTGCTTTCCGTCTCGGCAGTAGATGACTTCTGAGCTTCCCCAGAATAAGGAATCTGGTCTTTCAAATTCGAGCATCCCGCCTTCTGCTTTGCCCGGGCCAGTGCTTCGTCCGATCTCTGCTTCATGTGATCCAGAGTGTTCGGAGTTGCCCACGGACTTAATGTTGCAGCCGTCACTAGCGTCATCCCGAACTTCACACCCTTCTTGCTCACTCTTTGTCCGTTTTGAAGACTCCGAACTGGACCCCTGGCTGAATCCATCGCTTGTGGGGTCGGCCATGCTGTTAACTGAGCAGCTACGTCCAAAACGTCCACCGATAACTTGCCGTTGCGAATCCGACCGCCCTTGTAACCCCCTTTGTGATCCCTGGTCGATGGGGTCGGCCACGGAGAGGTTGTTTGCACAAGACTTGACAAGGGTACTTGCTTTCCAATTCTTATCCTTCTTTGCACAGCTAGATCGTCCCAACTTCCACGATCTTTCATGTCCGATAGTATCGGTGTCGGCCACGCGCTTGGCGGTAAAGAAGAGTCTGTCCCTTTTGTGGTACGCGCCGATGCTGCCAGATGGGAGTACACACGCCCCGCTGGCGTAACCTTCTGCCTCAAAGTCGCTTTGTAGATCATCGAGCCATCCATGTCGGATAGCTGCTGCAACTTGTTCTCCAAACACTGCTGGAGGTTGGCACTCTCGGATGAGATTAAAGAAGACAGGCCAGAGGTGTCGCTCGTCGTCTTTTCCTTTTCCTTTTCCAGCGA